ACTTCTCTCTACATCAACGGTACAGCTCTATTCGAAGAAACTTCGGCTATGTACCACCACACAGTCGTACCAGAAATGCACAGCACAGATCTTCCCGATGATGTTCTCGAGGATTTACCCACTTACACATGGCCATTCTGCATCAACCTCAGCAAGATGCAGCCCACTGGCACCCTTAACTTCTCTCGCATCGATAACGCCAAGCTCAGCCTGACCAACCCATCGGGTGGTAACCAGCTTCACCGTGTATACGCGGTCAACTATAACATTCTTCGTATCAAGGATGGTATGGCCGGTGTTGCGTTCGGTAATTAAAACGCCTAAGTCGTGCATGTATAACTTTAAAATCACGTAAAATGGTGAAGACGAAAGTTCGTAAAACACCTACTCTTGACGCTGTTCGTGGAGTGAAGTATCACATTAGTGAGCTTCTTTCACAAATCAAAGAGGGTCAAAAGTGGAAACGGAAATACAAAAAATTGAAAAAAAGTATCAAGAAGCCTGTGGTTGTTCCCCCAATTTATACTCGTCGTATCAAACCACACCTAGAACATCTTGATAACATGTTCAACATATTTGGTGCTTCCCCAAAAATCTGCAAAGAGGCTACAGACATGTGCCATAAACTACAGACCTGTGATGAAATTATGGGTAAACATTCAAAATCTGTCGCAGCAGCAGTTTTGTACACATGTTTCAAACCAGAACTAAACAAGAAAGACATGGCTAAAAGATCTGGAGTGTCCATCCCCACGATTACAAAATTGTCCAAAATTATTAAAACCTATGATCCGAATGTTATCCGGAGTGTGTCCGTGATGATTAAAAACATTAATTAATAGTAATATGATACCACTTGTAATCGTAGCTGGTTTGGCTACTGCTACAGCTTATACTTTATTGGGTCAAAATCTTATATCGGCCAGTGAAGCCAGGAGATTGATCAAAGAAGGAAAAATCAAGAAAGTCATCGATGTCCGCACAATCACAGAATGGAGAGCTGGTCATTACCCCAAGGCACTCCACATCCCTGTGGACAAGATTAATGAAAAGACCACCACAGAACTCCCCAAGAAGGGTTTACTCGTCTATTGCAACACTGGGCAGAGGGCCAGACTTGCAGCAGAGAAATTGGAGGAACTTGGATTCCAGAATGTCTACTATATTGCCGGTCCCTACACTACATTACTTTGAAATCATTGATTTCTTTACGTGTTTTTAAGATACTATAAATGGATAGGTCTCTGGTTTAGGGTAATTGTACATGGAAAATGTTGTAATTATATACTTAGAACCCTTTTTTACTGTATTACCTCTATGTACGTAACTTAACGTTGAAGGAAAAATTAACACTTTACCCTTTCTGGGTTTCACGATTCTTCCAGATGCGAATTCAGTAGTTCCACCCGCATCATCTTCTATATCATTCAGATACAATATACATGTAAGTAATCTATCTTCACCCGGAATGAAATCTGTATGCCAATTGTAAAACTGACCAACCTCAGACTTTTGGACTATTAAACCTGATTGTATAGAAGACTTAATGAATGCTGAAATTTGATATTGACCATTATCATATGCTTTTCTATCTAACCCCTTCTCAATTATAGCATCTGCATATTTATACTTGACTGTTTTCAATATACGCTGATACTTATCGTTTAGCATCATATGATTTCGCATTTGTGGATTTATAGGTGTATCGACACTTGTCTTGACCTTTTTCAATGTAGAACTGTTAGTATGTCTTAGCATGAGTGTAGAATCTATTGGATTTGTATCAAAAAAATTTATAAGTTCATCACATATACTGTCCGAAAACATATTCTCGAATTCAATGATAAAAGCATCATGTACATCTACACTCATTATTTATAAAATAACTTCTTTTCTAAGTATCATTCTATCAAGTCTCGGTTTTTCCTTATTCATGAAAACTGTGAGTTGCATAACTTCACCCTCTAAAGTCACGAGTCCATGATTTGACTTTTGGTACTTTGATATTTGGTCAACCCTAGCAAGGTCCACCTGTGTCATCTTAGTTTTCGGTGCTTTACTATGGTAGACAGCAAGAACAGCAGCATCCCTCTTCGTCTCTTTTGGTAGCTGGTCTCCTTCATGACAAATTACAACATGTGCACCTGGGCACCCAGCTACATGCATCCACCAGTGTTTGGGATCACTCGTCATTGACAGTTCATCATTCTCTTTAGCAGATTCACCAACTCGGATAGTAATAGAGTCAATGGATTCATATATCTTCATATGAGTTAATAATACTAAAACTTTATCTTGAATAAATTTAATGCACGTCGTATTACAACCCAGTCCATCTGTCGCTCATAAATATAGAGTCGTTCTACCAAATAAGAGAGCTGTAGATTTTGGTGAAAAACGCATTGAGCATTACCCCGACCATGGTAATCCAAGACTTATGCGTGCACAACTTCTTAGGAAAGGGGCTATCCTTCCTAAGGAGCTGCGAATAGAGAGGGAACCGTATGAGATACACAGAGGAATGTTGAAAGTTGGGGAAAGTTCTAAAGAGGATTGGGAAGATTTCTTCCAGGCTGAATATTGGGAGAGGTGGCTACTCTATACGTACCCTAATGTGTCGAAGGCTAAACTGTTCATGACCATGAATCAAGGTGTACTATTTATGCCTCATTCAGAAGATTTATGGTTTACTAATTGCCGGTAGAACCGAAACCACCCGAGCCACGTTCAGTATCCTCAACGATACTAATCTCCTCGATGGGTGGCGTCTCACAACGCTCTAGAACAAGTTGCGCGATGCGATCTCCCTTCTTGATTTCAAAGTCTTTCTCTCCATGGTTGAACAAGACAACTTTGATTTCACCGGTATAATCAGGATCAATAACACCCGCACCAACATTGATACAGTGCTTCACGGCTAGACCTGAACGAGGAGCTACACGACCATATACACCTTCAGGTAGGACCACCGTGATACCAGTGCCTACGAGAGCTCGGCCAGCCTGGCACGGAACCATGGCATCTTCGGAGCTGTATAAATCATATCCCACAGAACGATCAGAACCACGAGTAGGCACAATAGCATCGAAACAGAGCTTCTTGACCCCAAGGGACATCTACTTGTATAATGAGTCAAATCCTTAAGTGGTTGGTTGACCAAATCTAGGGGATATACCATTTTTTATTCGTTGCTTCATGACAAATTGTAATAAAAAACCAAACATCTCATACTTACTTCGCATATTTTTTCTTCTCGTCATCGGTGAGAGCTCTCCACATTTCACCCATTTTCTTACCGATATCAGTGAATCCCATGTCTGGGTTCTCTTTCACAATTTCGGGTCGAATCTTTTTCACAAAATTCATGTAGGCATTTGGCTTACGCTTGGGCTTGTCGGTCATTATAATTAGAATTAAGATTTAATTCTTAAAGTTTGATTACGTTTAGAATATGTTAACGCACAAATACCACAACTGAAAATGTTTATGAAATATTGACACCCAAGGATGTGTAATTTCGTGTACACACTCTCATATGCATAAAAGTAGGACAAGTACAACGTCATACAGGTTTCATAACCCACCCTGATCAGTAGATTTGACGCATGATACATGTCATTTATTGTTGGATATATGGAACTGTTTCTAGGGGTGAGTCGTCGTATCGTAAGTAGAGATGTATCGATTTCAACTAAACCCACACGACTAACAATGAAACCTTCATCCGGATACATAAGGGGTCTAAGAAGAGCTAAGAGACATACTAAATGATGAAGTATGATTAACTTTCTAAACGTATGTACAACCTTAGGCTGGAGAATTATCCACACGAGGTCGTAAGACATGTATGTCGTAAGGGCATGTGTCAAAAACATCGGATACACGGTGTATCCAAAAAACGTCTCGGCTACACATAATACAGAGAAGGGTGCGAGAAATGTTAATGAAGCCACATCATGAATAAGAATGGAACGGTCCTTATTCATCCTGTGTTAAGAGGATATTTTTTGCACTCAAAGGGTTTCGAACCCCTGACCTCAAGCTTACTAAGCTTGCGCTCTACCACTGAGCTATGAGTGCGAGATGCTGAGAGCGGGGTTCGAACCCGCGCGTGCGTAGCACAGACGATCTTAAGTCGTCCTCCTTAGACCACTCGGACATCTCAGCATCATAGAGCCTCCCACGCTATTCTATTAACACATCAAATCTTTAAGCATTTTGGTGGTGGTTCGAAGGCTGTCTGTTCCTTCAGTTCCTTGCGCTGCTTCATCTTCTTGATATCTGCACCCTGGCAATCATGTTTCGTTAGATTGATACAACTCGGACAAAAACTTCCTTCACAGTATTGACAGTCAATGGGGACACCACACTTCTTGCGACACAATTGACAAGGCATTTCTATTCTTAACTTGGATAAAGATTTTAAACCTGTTTAATCAAGAAAATGTCTCTCACTTACGCCTTCAGCAAACCAATCGCCCCTACCGAATACAGCCGTCTCAAGACAACCCTAAAGAAGTCTACAGCTGGATATGGTACGGCTCTCAGTGCCTCATACTTCATCACACAGGGTGCTGAACAAGGTGTATCTGCTGCTCTAGGTGCAATCGCGTCATATGCATATGTGAGTCTTCTCTCCGATCGGGTGGATAAACTCGAAAATTCAACAATTCAGAAGGAGTTCTTTGCACCCCTCGGCGCCGCTGCTTTTGAAGTGTCGTGGAATAACGCACCTTTCGCGTTTGACTTTGACTATGGTGCTACGTTTGTTGGATTCCTCGCGTATAAATTTGCACTCTCAACGGTACTGTATCAAATTGTGAGAGAAATGATGATTGGGGATAGTGAAACTTTCTACGACACGGAAGAGAAGGTCTATAATGACCTATCTGATTGGAATTTTACCGTAGACGAGCCAGTTCACGAGCCAACCGAACAACCCGCCGAGGGGAGTGTTGATTGAGACTCAGTCTGTTCACGAGACTGAACTTATTGCGACCATTGAGACCCTTCATAGCCATGATACGCTTCCTAGCTACATCCTTGGTCAGGGGCATAGCCTTCTTTTGAGGCTTGGGCATAGGCATTACAGCCCTGACAGTGGCACGAGTGGGGGTCGTGATACGAGTAGTCATGTTCCTCATAAAGTTGGTGGCAATCTTCTTGTTGAGAGCCTTCTTTTCCGCACGCTTCTTGGCGACGGCGCGCTTCTTAGCAGCCTCGGGGTACAACTTGGCTAGGGGGACATTGTTCATGCTGTTCTTCGCCTTACCCTTGATGGAACCACAGAGCTGCTGGACAGTCTTCTTATCAGTGTTGATGCCATACTTCTTGGCAACCTTCACCACCTCATCCTTCTTGTAGAGACGGCACTTGCGCGCACCGAGCTTGAGATCACCCGCCTTGTCTACGGATACGAGTACTGGAGTCATTGTTTAGTATATACTGAGAAAATGTTTAAAGGGGAGTTTCGACTTCTTTATATATGAACTGGTGTTGCAGTAAGAGAGTTCTCTCTGGTGTTGATGATTCGATACCAGTTTTTAGTCTTAATAATTACGAGGGATATGCAAAAATCACGAGTGTATATGATGGAGATACATTCAAAGCGGTTATCATACTTCATGGTCGCCCCCTAAAGTTTAATTTTAGAACCATTGGGTATGACTCAGCCGAGATGAAACCTAGTCTTGGGTTGAGAGGTAGAGCCGATCATATTCACCTCGCCAGACTTGCACGCGACATGTTTAAGGAAGAATGTGGTTTTGATGATCGCGCACCTTACCAATTATGGAACCCGTTTATGTGTAGAAACAAAGTGAATGGTTTAGTGTGGATCGAGTGTGGTAAAAATGACAAGTATGGTCGACCCTTGGTGACAGTATACAGACGTAAGGGAGATAAACTATCCGTGAATCAGAAGATGATAGCATCGGGGGTTGTAAACGTGTATGATGGTAAAAAGAAAGATTCATTCAATTTAAAAATATGAGATTTTATTAAGAAATGGTCAAG